TAAAATTGCGAAGCAAAAACGACAAAGGCCTGCATGAGTTTCCTCATGCAGGCCTTTGATATATATGGTGCCCGAAGCCGGAATCGAACCGGCACGCCCTTACGAGCGGGGGATTTTAAGTCCGTACTTTTTTTCATATAAAACAATTGCTTAGCCTGTAAATTGCTACGCATCCGGCGTTCAATTCCGGTTCTGATACCCTTATCTCCTTGCTCTGTAGATTCAGTTGCGGAGCAAAGAAAATCTGGGATCTTGCAGGCTAAATCATCGTTTTGAGGATGACTGAATGGTCATGGAGACTCAGGCGGATGAGTACTAATCTAAATACCAGCGGTCACGTCGAATGCCGTCAGTGCAGTACCGGTGCGGTCTCATCGCCAGGTTTCGGACCCAAAACTAGGCTGTGCTCGTATAGTTCTTGGTCGCTATGGCACCAGTATAAACCCACCTATCGGGCATCTTACTCGACCCAAATTTTTATCAAAATATGCCACGCAGCCATATGGCAAATAATGTCATCACCCCCCAACACTGGCCAATGGACAGCACGCTCGCAAAATAGTAGCGTAAACAAACAGCCCTAGCATCAGCCCTTCTTCAGCTGTAAGAAAAGGAAGTCACGCGATGATTTTTTATAGGTTTAGAACCACCGATCGGTTGCTTAATGGCCACAAAGAACTCTTAAATCAATCTATTTATTTTGCACATCCAAAACAACTTAACGACCCTATGGAGGGATATAGGGAGATATATTGGAAAGGGGACGAGATTGTATGGAGAAATCTTTTCCGCCACTACTTAATCTGTCTGGAAAGAACATGTGTATTAGCGTTACTTTGCAATGACAACAACGGTCTGACGCCTGAAGATATTCCAGTTCATATCAGCATGGATGATTTTCCCACTCCGCAAAGCAAAAAAATATGCCAAGACATAATTGATGCATTTTTTGACAATGAACACATAGAGCTACTAATAAAAAGCATTATTACCAGGTCAACCCCTATACGAATAAACGAGCTAACATTTTATTTAAGCTCCGTCCACCCGCTAGCAGTCGAAGTAATATTACAAAAGCACGAAGAAATTAAAATAATACCAAAGAGAGCATCAAAAAAATTTTTACCGGATTATGCAATAAAAAAACTCACAGATGGAAAGTTTGTTGAGCATATTGAACAACTTATCAGCGAAAACGATACTAGTGAAGAAGCGACCAATGCTATTTTTTCAGCGCAGCGAAATCTCAACTCACAAATAAGTATTTTGTCTCGCTACAATGGGGCGACGGAAAAAAACCGCCAAAACGCCTTTCTTATTTTTCAAGACTTTCCTGAACATTATGCATTATTGCTCGAGAATCTTGTATATCCAGAATGGTACACCGCTTGCTTTATGTCCTCTTGCGAAAACTCATCAGTTTGGGGGCACTATGGCGATAATCACAAAGGCGCATGTCTAATATTTGAATCGGAAGATGAGAGTGGCAGTGACTTTCTTTCTCTCAGAGGAATAAATGGATGGGGATCCAACGGCGCACTTTACGGAGATATTAAATTCAAGTTCGAATCTGTCAATTACGAAGAGGGATTCGGAGATATAGACTTCTTTCAATCGCTTGGTCGCCTGACTGGTTCGACTTTGAATTCGACATGGCACACCTTAAACGGCAAGGTAAGTAACTGCGCAGTATCGATGCAGGCCTCAGAGGAGGATTGGAGGACGGCATATTGGCAGAACTTTCACAGAGATATAGTAATAAAATCGCCTGACTGGCGATATGAGAATGAATACAGGCTGATTCTATGCGATATGATGAACAGCCACACCAAGCCAGAAGATCGCAGCCTTAATTATGAGTTTTCAAGCCTTAAAGGAATAATATTTGGAATAAAAACAAGCATCGAAGACAAAATAGAAATAATGCGCACCATTGAAGCAAAATGCGCTGAACACAATAGGCTCGACTTCAAATTCTATCAAGCATATTACTCACCAAAGCACAAATGCATAAAACATTCAGAATTGTCGTTACTCAGATACTCGGAGGAAAAATCGGCGGATGAGTAGACATCTGTCTAGAAGAAAAAAGGGGACAGATCTACGCTGCTCGCCCCCCTTTCGTCCCCCTTTCCTGCCTTTCCGACCTTTCATGGCTTACCGGACGGGCTTTCCACCACGCCTTTATGAATTCTGTTATAAGCAGAATTTTTACTCTCGGTGAAGTTATGTTTGAAGTTACTGGCGCTGACATCACCAATTTGAACGACGGCGATCTTCGCACGCTCGTCACCCGCTTGGCTTTGTCTGAGTTACGTGCACAAGGTTGCCCTCTTTCGTCCGTTACAGCCGGCGGCAATCAAGATGCTGCGGACGGTGGGATCGACGTTCGCGTCCAGTGCCCGAGTACGATCGCCAATCCAGACTTCGTGCCGCGAGCTGTCACCGGATTCCAAGTCAAAAAGCCCGATATGTCCCCTAGCGCAATTGCCCTCGAAATGCGTCCAAAAGGTATTTTGCGTCCCGTCATCGCCGAGCTCGCAGCGTTGTCCGGTGCATACATTATCGTCAGCGCCCAAGGATCTGTCGCTGATAAGCCGTTGGCTGATCGGCGTATAGCCATCCGAAATCAAGTAAGCGAACTGCCCACCGCCGACCAGCTTCTCACCGACTTTTATGATCGGGATCGGCTAGCTATCTGGGTAAATGAATACCCTGGGATTGCTGCATGGGTCCGAAACAGAACTGGACTTGGGCTTTCTGGCTGGAGCAGCATCGGTGACTGGGTTGGTACAACGGTCACCGAGCCCACCCCTTACTTATTTAACGATAAAGCGTGCCTAACCGATGAGAAATCTCGAGAGCGCGTACAACTGAGCATCGGCGAAGGAATCGTTCGGCTGCGCACAGCGCTAAGTATTGCTAAGCAATGCATCCGACTAATTGGATTATCAGGGCTTGGCAAAACGCGGCTAGTACAAGCCCTATTCGAAAGTGGCGTTGGTGATGAACCACTGGACCCGAGCCTAGCGGTCTATACCGATTATTCGGTAGAAACCAATCCAACTGCCCGCGACATGGCACGGCAGCTCGTCATCCGCCGCCAACGCGCGATCCTTGTCGTCGATAATTGCAATCCGGCTACACACAGTGAACTCGCGCGCATTTGCTCCGAAGGCGCGAGCAATGTCAGCTTGCTGACCATTGAATATGACGTTCGAGACGATGAACCAGAACGGACAGAGGTATTACGCTTGCAATCGGGATCACCCGAGATTGTCTCGCAATGGCTAGAGCAGTCCTTTCCCGACATTTCACAAGTAGACCGCAGAACGATTGCAGACTTCAGCGACGGAAATTTCCGCGTTGCACGAGCGCTAGGAGAAACACTGGGCAAGGGAGAAACCCTTGGCAAGCTAAAGAGCCGCGATCTTTTCATGCGCATTTTCCAGCAGCGCAATGAACCAGATGAGGACTTGCGCTTAGCAGCCGAAGAACTCTCTCTCCTCTATTCGGTTGACGGAGAGGACAGCTCGGACGATGGCGAATTGGCACGGATTGGAAGCATCCGCTCTACAAGTGCACACTCTTTGTATAGGGCGCTAACAACGTTGCGCCAACGAGGAATCGCACAGTCCCGTAGCCGGTGGCGCGCGATCTTGCCGCATGCGATCGCCAACCCCCTTGCCACTTTCGCCTTGGAAAGAATCCCCCCCGCGGATTTCGATCGTTTCTGTAGTTTACTGACACCGCGGATGCGGAAATCACTTTCGCGACGGCTAGGCTATCTACACGACAGTGTCGAGGCGCAGGCAGCCGTTAATAGATTACTCCATGCTGACGGTCCCTTCGGTGATCTTATCTCCCAAGGTGAAAGTGGATTCCAGATCATCGCCAACATTGCGCCCGTTGCACCCGAAAAAGTACTGGCCAAAATAGAAGACGAGCTTAGCGGCCCAGCCGGAGAGGAGACTCTGACACCCAACTCTGAGATGCGCGGGCGATGGATCCGTCTTATCAAGGTGCTCGGTTATGACCCTCATATGTTCGAAGTCGCGGCAATGTTACTCGCACGTTTTGTTGCCGCCGAGCCCGATGACTGCAAAAGCGCTTCTGCTAAAGACGCGTTCTCAGAGCTGTTTCATCTCCAACTGTCCGGAACGCAGGCTCCACCGCATCAACGAATTGAAGTCATCAGGCAGCTGGCAAGGTCGACCGAACCAGCGCAAAGTCGCTGCGCATCGTTAGCCCTGAAGGCATTGCTGAAGGCACATTATTTTTCTTCGTCGAGCGACTTCGACTTTGGAGCAAGATCGCGTGACTGGGGATGGCAGCCAAAGCTGAACCTTGATGTGTGGAACTGGTATATCACCGCAATTGACCTTTGTGTTGAATTGGCACCTATCCTGCCGGACGCCCGTGACATTCTTGCCAGGAGCGTTTGTGAACTTTGGAACTTTGCTGCCTGTCATGATGCGCTGGACAGAGCCGCTACAACCTTCATGAAAGAAGCCCCTTGGATCAAAGGGTGGAGCGGCTTTCGGAAATCACTTCGTTTCCAAGGCAAGGCCATGCCTGCAGCTACCAAGGCGAGACTCGAGGCAATCATCCAGCGACTTAAACCGTCAGATCTCTTGCATCAGGCTCGCGCGATAGTACTCAAAGGCGGTTACGACGGTTGGGACATCGCAAGCTCCGACGAAATGCAACCTTCGGAGCATGCGTCGCAGCTGGCACAAGGTATTGGACGCCAACTGACTCACGATCCTGAGACCCGCAAAAAATTCCTCACTGAGCTTCTGGTGGAGTCGTATCCTCAGCACGCGTACGAATGTGGTGTTGGCCTTGCCGAAGAGGCAGATAATCTTTCAGTCATGTGGGGAGAATTGGTCGCTCAATTTTCATCGGCCGACCCAAAGCAGCGTAGACCTACGGTGCTCCGCGGATTCATCCATCAGATGCATCAGCAGGATGCAGCACTCGCGCTAACTACTCTTGAAGCCATCACCGACGACCCCGATCTCGGATCATACCTGCCTTATCTCCAAGCGAGTGTCGGAATAGACAATGAAGGTATCGCAAGATTACGCCGAGCGATCAGCAAGGGCGTACTCAAGGCCAACGACTTCTTCGACATCGCTAATGGCGTTGTGGCTGACTCGCCGCCACCGGAACTTGGGGCCCTGCTTAATGACATCGCAGGACTGCCAGGTGGCGTCGAAATAGCCCTAGATATTTTACACATGCATTTTTATCGCGACCGAGAAGAAGCACGCGAAAGTAACCAATCTCTGATTGAGATAGGCCGTGACCTTCTGCGCCGAATCGACTTCAGCAAGACCAGTGTACTGAACGACTTCGGCTTAGATACAGTCCTCCGCATTTGCTGCTCAGGTGTTGACGGAGAAGCAACCGCACTGGAAGTCTGCACACGTCTCCATTCCTCGTTCGAGTCATTCCACCTCTCCTTCCACGATGTACGTTATCTGCTCGCTGCAATGTTCAAGACTCAGCCCTTTATTGCATTGGACATACTCCTTCTGCCTGGAAAAACGCGCGGATCTGATAACGCGGTTGAGGACATAGATCCGGTAGTTCTCCGCCAGTGGGCAGATCTTGACCCTGCGATACGATACCCAGTGCTCGGCCAAGCCATTGCAATGTTTAAAACCATTAATGGAGAAACAAGTAATGACATCGCACCTTTACTGCTAGAGATGCTGGAATACGCGCCTGATAAGCGCGCCTTCCTCGGAGATTTTTGGTCTCGACTGCATCCTAACGACTGGTGGGGGTCGCTCGCCGATATCCTCGTTGTGCGCAGAGCAAAGGTGCTTGAGTTGTGTGAGAGCCCATATGCAGAAGTACGCGAATGGGTTAACGATGTTCTTCCTAAGCTAGATCGTTTGATCGAGCATCAGCAAAAGAAAGGTCGGCAGCAAGAAGAGAGTTTTGAGTGATTATTTTCGGCAAGTGGCCATGTACAGTCACTCGCCGGAGTAACCGGCCTTCGGGGGTGCTTATCAGCTTCCCAAGCTGACAACGAGGGTTTGATTCCCTTCACCCACTCCACTATTTTCAAGGCTTCCAGCGGTGCAGAAGCCTGACTTCTCAAGGCTGGTGACAGTTTTGGTGACAGTTTCTCTTTTCGTGCGATTGAGCATAAAGCTCACGCAGGGACACAGAGCCCGCAGTTTTCGGGAAAGATCTCGGAAACCAGTAATTTTGGTATGACCCTCCCCTCTCCTACGTCGAAGCCTCGATATCATTGGCTTTCGAAGGCGTGGAACAAAGTAATTTTTTAGTAAGGTAAATGTAAGACAATTACCTATTGGAAAGGTAATTCTCCATTCAATTTATTCCTTATAAATCAATTACTTAAAATAGCATTACCTCTCGAATTACTCCTGATTACCTTTAGAGGTAATCAAGCGAAGCACCATGAATGCGGGGCTTTCAGGGATTCCACCGCCCACAAATAACTCACTTACCATTTTCCGATAGCTCTTCCTGAAATCATTGACTCCCTCGCTCTCCTTCGCTCAGAAGCAAATGTTCCCGAAGCACCTCAGCTCCCGCCAGCAATCTTTCAGTCCTTGGTTTCGTTCGAATATCCCCGAAAAGCTGTCTCGCTACATGCGACTGCTCCTCCAGATCTTCGTGCGGCTCCTGCAAAGCAATGAACCAGACTTGATAAATCATTGCTTCGGTGGACAAATTTGCGAGCAGGCTTGCGTTCAGGACAGCCCAGAAAGCTAAGGCTTCAGTTTCCTCCGGATCAAACTCGAAGCGCTCATCAGGATCGTCTATCGCGTGCTTGAACCAATTTTGCGCCTTACGCATGACCCCGAAGTACTCCGAAGGGGAAAGACCATTTGCTCCCTGCGCGAGTTTGTCCCAGGACTCATTTGGATGCTGACGCTCGACCAGATTACGAAGACGCAGCTCCCACCAGGGTATGCACAGCTATCGGGTCATCATTCGCAAACAACATTCGTATCGCCACGTTCAATTGCCGTTGAGCAACCTCGATTTTTGAAACACTCAGATGTTCGGGCATTTTTTCGCACTCCATATTTGATGCGTAACAGAAAATTCTAGGCAACACCTTTTTTAAGTGCTCCTACCTATTCCGCGGGGATTCGCAGGCTTTTCCCCTCTCTCATTCAAACACCCCGGCCCCAGTCGCAACCACCCTTAACGAGGCGCAGAAGTGCAGAGAGAAAGAACCATTTAGCCCGCAGGCGAGGTGGGGGGATGACGGCGCGCCAAGTATGAAGTTTCCCCGCCGGACGCCATGTAGCACGCCACACCCCCTGATTTTTTGGCAGCTAGTCACCTCGCGCTCGCGTCGACGTTGTGAGGGTGGAGACGGGCAAACTCTTGGAGACGATATGAAGCGACAGATGTGCCTCCGGGGTCAACCCACACCTATGACGGGAAGGCGTACACGAATGCGGATGGGCAGTTCTAACTCTCCACACGTCCGGAGAAGTCGGCAGAATCACTGGCTTGCACGAAAAACGCTTTGTTAAGAAGTCCTAAATACGCTCCTACACTGAAAGCTAAATGCGAAATTCGATTTGAAAGTACATCTGCAGGGGATCAGAAAAATCCTTCTAAACACCCCTCGCTGATGGCGTTTTCATGGCACACTAAGGTTTAGAATTCAATTAATAAATCCTCTGTTTTGAGCACAAAAAGGATCTCATCTCCATGAATAAATACTCTCCATTCGAAAAAGGCTTTGATGAAATCAAGGCTAATGACTTAGAAGTACTTAGAGAAGTACATGAGGGTTGGTATATTGAGTACAAACAAGCCGTTCCAAAATCGCCAGCCATTGCGAAGTCTATTTCTGCATTTGCCAACAGTTACGGTGGCTGGATTTTCTACGGAGTCAAAGAAGAATCAAAAGAAAATTCAGTCGCTGGACATTTTTTAGGTATAGATGCGTCTGATCTAGATGCCGCGCTGCAAAAAATAAGGCAAGCCGTCGCCAACATGAGTCCAGCGTGCCATTTTGAAACAAAAGTGCTCCATGGTCCTTGTGAAAAAATTGGTTTAGAAGATGGGAAATCGATTTTATGCGTTGTAGTTCCTCAAAGCATAGAAGCTCCCCACGTGCATAGTGGTGGATATATTTATCGACGAATTGCCGATGGATCAGAGCCTTTGCCTGAAACCGATAGGTACATCATAGAAAAACTATTTGACCGATCAAAAAAAACGATTTCAAATTTCAAGCGATGGCACGACAAAGATCCTGAATTTTCAAAGAAGGAGTCTGAGTCGCCTTACCTAAGAATAATGATTGCTCCCAACCTATGGGGCATTCCAAGATCGAATTTTGAATTCAAATTAACGACAATTAAAGAAGTATTGGGGGCCAAAGAAGGTAGAACCATCTGTCTTCCATTCGACACTATCTATCCAAGAGCGGGCGGGTTTATAGCGAGGCAATGTTTAAATAACGACCCGACCACACTGAGCACCACTTGGGATCTTGAAAGCGACCTGACAAGCGATATCACCGTGCCCTTGCATTTTCGCGAGGGAAACATATATGAAATACAGGACTACCTTACCGGCTATATACATACGACGGAATTCATAAATAAATTATCTCACTCTAAAGTTGAAACCACGCGCGTAGTCGACCTAAATGTTATTCATCAAGCTCTTCTCGGAATAATAGGGGCCCAGAGAGACCTACAAAAAAAGGCAGGCTGGCCTCTTAGTTTCCACATAAAAATAAAACTACTCAATGCTTGGCGAACAATACCTTTTCTAGACACAAAATTTTTTATAGAAAACATAAATCTCAATGGCATACCTATGTGCTTAACTGACAAAGCAACCTCACCACAAGGATCCCATCCGGATTCATTCTTCAGTGTCAAAGAGTACCCTACCGGAAATGCTGACTCGGAGTTAGTAGCACAAACAATACTTTCATTCATGCCCATAGCATTTGCTTACGGCATCCCTCTATTCGACCTACTCGTTGACGAAAGAAGCTCGGAGGAAGATGCCCCGAGAGAAGGCTATTACGCGCAGCTTAATGATGCAGGCAAGAGAGCCATAGAAGTTCAGCAGAACCGAAATAACCTGAAGAACTAATTTTTTAACGCAGCCCCTATCTTTAAGTGGACAGGGGCTAACCGTATCAAAACTGCTTATTAGACATTGAAAGCAATCACTTCTTCACCCGCCCATTCATTCAAGTGCAACATGCGGCTTTGGACGGGTTTCAGCTCGTTCTCTATCCATACATCCATTGCATCCCGAATCGATCCGAATCCTCCTGCGTTCTGAGGAACAATGCCCATCAGCTGCGGCGGAATGCGCAGACTCGCCAACACATCGTCACGCGTCTGATTCTTGATGGAGTTGAATTCGTCTTTCGCCGCGACCTCACTCACCGGAATCAGCTGTATTCCATCCTTCTTTCCAGTCGGTGAATAAACAAACAGATTTCGAAAATTCCCCGGCCCCTTCGAATCCTTCAACGCCTTGCGCAGCGCATCAATATCGGCCTCTGTCTGCGCGGCATCTGTCATGTACAGAATGAACCCCGCATGACTCCCGTTTTCGTAATACATGCGGCGAAACAGGGTCGCCGATTCGTTAAGCAACGCCGACTGCAACGCGCTAATCCACTCCGGCAATCCATAAATCTCCTGGTGCAGATCAGCCTCGCGCAGATGAAAAATGCTGTCCGGTTCGAAGGTGTGTTCGTCCTTCCACCCGCGCACCTGGTAGAACTGCCCATCCGGCCCGGCCCGCATGTACTTGGCCAACGGCGTTTCCAGTTTGCGAACGCCGCCCAGCCGCGAACGCCGCCCCTCAAGGTAGCCATTGCCCAGGCACAGGAAGTCCAATGCAAACTGCTCAAACGAAGCCCGCGACAACAACGGATGCGGAATAAACGTCTTGCTCAACAAGTTGCGCTTGAACATCAACCCCGAATGCAAATGCACGCTCGCCCCCACCGACCGGGCCAGCCCATCCAGCGACAACGGCGGCTCATACCACCGCCCGTTGAACCAGCACTCCAGATAATCGAACACCTCCCGGCCCCCCAGCACCGGCGTCGGCTCACCGAAAGAAAACACCTGAGTCCCGGCACCGGTAGTAGGTGTGGCAGCGGACAGCGTCTGGTTAGCCAGTTGTTCCGTCATCAATAAATCTCCATCCGCCCAGTATTGGCAGCCGTCTGCCCCTCAAGCGGTTCGTTATGCAATGCATGAAAGAGCGCCCACGCCAGATCAGCGTGACCGGTGTTGTCGTTGCGCCCAGCGGTATAGGTGTACTGACGCCCACCAGACGTAACCGTCTTACGAATCGCCATCAGCGACTGCGCCATATCAGTCCAGCCCGCATCAAACTCCAGCCGCCCCTTGCGAATCACGTCGTAGGCCTTGAGAACCAACCGCGTTTTAACTTCGGGCGAATAGCTGAAAGTGGTCACAGCCGGGAAGAACTGGCGCACCAGCTGCGCTACGCCGCTGCCTAGCCCAGTGACATCGATACCGATGTAGGTCACCCAGTACCGGTCGCAAACACTCTTGATAAAAGCGGCCTGCGCAGCGAAATCCATACCCCTGAACTGATGCCGCTCAAGCACACGAAACTTCCCACCCGGAACCAACGGCGGCGCGACCACCACCAATCCGGAACAATCGCCCGTCTCAGCCGGGTCATACCCCATCCACACCTGCCGATCGCCAAACGGCCGCATGGCAAACGGCTTGTAGTCCTCAGCCCACTCCACCCAACTATCGACCATGCACGACTGCAACAACGCCAGCGGAAAGATGCTCGCTCCGTCATCGACAAAGTCGCACATCAACAGATTGGCGAACGCCTCAGAGCTGTACTCACGGCGCAGCTCTTCAACGTCGAACAGGTCACACCCGCCCTGCTCCGCGTCCAGGATGTTGACGATCTGCCGCCACACCCGGTCTTCGCAAAGTCGCCCCTGCTGCAGCGATCCATGTGAGATATCCACTTTCGTGTGCTGCGCCGCTGGCTTACCCTTGTTGAAGCGCTCCCCCGTCCAGAAGGTGTACGCCTCATGGGCCATGCTGGACGGCGTCGAGAAATAGGTCTTGCGCCACTTCTTGTGCATCGCCATGCCCGAGGCGACCTTGTTCAGCTCCTCAAACTTGAACGTCCAGAAGAACTCATCAAAGTAGAAATTACCGTGGTACCCCTGGGCGGTACGCGCATTGGTCCCGAGAAAATACAACTCGGCACCGTTGGGCAGGACGATCGGATCACCGGTTAGCTCGACCCCAATCACCTCCCGGGCAAACGCCAGAATGTACCCACGAAACAGGTAGGCCTGGTTCTTCGAAGCAGACAGAAAAATCTGATTCCGCCCCGTGTCCAGGGCATCGATAAACGCCTCACGGGCAAAGTAGTAAGTCGCGCCAATTTGCCGACTCTTGAGAATGACGCGGGTGCGCTGATTGCCAGCCCGATACCAATCCTTCTGGTAGTCGAAACAGCCATCGATAAACGCTTCGCGCAGCAGCTCGATCTGGTCTTCGCTAATATCGTTTTTCGGGGTTTTCTTCTTCGGCCCTTCGTTGCGCTTGGCCAGGTTCGGATTGAGATCTGTCTCAGTACCGCCACCCTGAAAGCGCTGGATACGCGCCTGCCGCTCAAGTTGCCGGTGCAGCAGATCAATCTCTTTGAAATCACCGCCGCTCTTACCGTCCTTGAGGATTAGTTGCACCAGCCGCGCTTCCAACGCCCCGCCAATGCGCTCGACATTGTCCGCCCGGTCCCAAGCGTCCCGGGCCTTCCAGCTATGCAGCGTTTTCTCCTTTTCCCCCGTCGCCTCGGCGATCTCGCAGACACGCCAGCCCATCCAGTACAGAAATTTGGATTGGCGTCGCGGATCGATGGGCAACAGTGCGGTCGTAGTCATGGCCGCGATGCTGCCGCCCCAGCCCGCGACTCAATAGCACCGCCCCATGTGCCCTCCCCGCCTACAGTCCCGCCTCATTGCCGCCACCCGCGCGCGTCCCGAACATGCCCCTCATTGCAACGCACTGAGAATCCCCGGCATGAAGAAATTTCGCAGCAACTGGTTCCGCGTCGCCGTCGAAAGCGCGACCTCGGACAAGCGCACCATCAAACGCGACTGGCTGGAACAGGCCGCCAAAAACTTCAACCCGACCACCTACGGCGCCCGCATCTGGCTGGAGCATTTCCGCAGCCTGCTGCCAGACAGCCCGTTCAAGGCCTACGGCGATGTCCTCGCGGTGAAGACCGAAGAAATCGACATCAACGGTCAGAAGAAACTGGCCCTGTTCGCCCAGGTCGAGCCCACCGCCGAACTGATCGCCATGAACAAGGCCAAGCAGAAGATCTACACCTCGATTGAAATCGACGACAGCTTCGCCGACACCGGTGAGGCCTACATCGTCGGCCTGGCGGTCACCGACTCCCCGGCCAGCCTAGGCACCGACGTACTGGCCTTCTCGGCGCAGAAGCCCGACGTCAGCCCCTTCAAAGATCGCCACTACTCCGCAACCTCAATGTTCACCGAGGCCGTGGAAGCCGAACTGACGTTTGAAGAGTTCGAAGAAAAACCCAGCCTCGGTGCCCAGCTCTTCAGCAAGGTACAAACCTTGCTCAAAGGCAAACAGGCCAAGGACGACAGCGAGTTTGCCCAGATCGGCCAAGCCGTCGAAACCATCGCCGAACACGTCAAAGACCTGCCCGACCAACTGGCCGCCGAGAAACAGTTTTCGGCAGGTCTGAAAACCCAGCTCGACCAACTGAGCAAAGACTTCACCGAGCTAAAAACCAAACTCGCAATCACCCAAGACCCCAACCAGAAGACACGCCCTCCGGTCACCGGCGGCGGCAACCAACTCATGACCGACTGCTGAACCCGGACCGAGTCACCAAGGACGACCTCCATGCGCAACGACACCCGCAACCTCTTCAACGCCTACCTCGGCCAGTTGACCAAACTGCACGGCGTACCCGACGTCACCACCAAATTCGCCACCGCGCCGAGCGTCACCCAAACGCTGGAAACCCGCATGCAGGAATCCAGTCAGTTCCTCAGCGCGATCAACATCTACGGCGTCACCGAGCAGATGGGTGAAAAGATCGGCATGGGCATCGGCGGACCGAACGCCGGCACCACCGACACCACCCAGAAAGACCGCGAAACCAGCGACATCACCACCCTCGATGAACGTGGCTACTTCTGCTCGCAGACCAACTTCGACACCCACCTGCGCTATAGCAAGCTGGATGCCTGGGCCAAGTTCCCCGACTTCCAGGCACGCATCCGCGACGCCATCCTGAAGCGCCAGGCACTGGACCGCATCCTGATCGGTTGGAACGGTACCAGCCGCGCCCCTACCTCCAACCCGGCGACAAACCCACTGCGCCAGGACGTCAACATCGGCTGGCTGCAAAAGATGCGCACCGAAAACGCCGCGCGAGTGATGAAGGAAATCGGCGAAGGCTCGGGCAAGATCGCCATCGGTGCCGGCAAAGACTTCACCAACCTCGACGCCCTGGTGTTCAGCATGGTCGAAGAGTTCATCGCGCCCTGGTATCAGGAAGACCCCGCCCTGGTGGTGATCTGCGGCCGCCAGCTGCTGGCCGACAAGTACTTCCCGATCATCAACAAGGACAACGCCCCAACCGAAATGCTGGCCGCCGACATCGTCACCAGCCAGAAACGCCTGGGCAACTTGCCGGCGGTGCGAGTGCCTTACTTCCCAGCGCGTGGGCTGTTGGTGACCAAGCTCGAAAACCTGTCGATCTACTGGCAAGAAGGCAGCCGCCGTCGCACCGTCCTCGACAACGCCAAACGCGACCGCATCGAAAATTACGAGTCGGTCAACGACGCCTACGTCATCGAGGATCTGGAATGCGCGGCCCTCGCTGAAAACATCGAAATCGCATCGTAAGGCAGCCGACATGACCAACCCCTGCCGTCATCACTTCCTGCGCGTCACGGCCGCCATCGAGGCGGCCGCGGTCGAGCCCAACCAAACCATGGCCGGCGCCACCGCCTACGAACATCAGCTCAACCAGCTGCTGCAGGATCGCCTGCGTCTGAAACAGATCCAGTCGAATCAGGGCAAAGCCGAACTCAAACGCCAGTTGCTGCCCGACTACGTGCCCTACGTGCAAGGCGTCCTGGAAGCGGGCCTGGGTGCTCAGGACGAAGTGATGACCACCGTCATGGTCTGGCGCTTCGATGCTGGCGACTTTAACGGCGGCCTCGACATTGCCCAATACGTGCTGAAGCACAAGATGGTCATGCCGGATCGCTTCGCTCGTACCTTGGGCTGCCTGGTAGCCGAAGACATCGCCACGGCAGCATTGAGTGCCCAGAAGATCAACGAACCGTTCGACCTGGCCACCCTGCATCGCGCCGCCGAACTGACCGAAGCCGAAGACATGCCCGACCAAGCCCGCGCCAAGCTGTTCCTCGCCATGGGCCGCGCCACTCTGGAAGGTATCACTGAAGAATTCCCCGGCCAGCCCAGTCAAGTACAGGCCGGCATCGACCTGCTGAAAACAGCCATCGAACGGCACGACGCCTGCGGTGGCAAAAAGGATCTGGAGCGGGCCGATCGCCTGCTCAACAAACTCGCCGCCACCGGCGGCTAACCGAGCGTCCCCACGCACCCCGCCGGCTCGGGGCGGATCGGCCAGGCCACGTACCTGAACGTGAAGCCCCGACCACCGGCGACCTACAACAGAGCGCAGAACCATGAGCGGATTCGTAGCGACCGGCAAAGCCCTCGCCGGCCACATCAATACCGACGCTTTCTGGCCATCGATCAATCTCGACGACGTGCGCGGCACGCTGAGAATCGACGCCAGCGTCACCGCGATCCGACTGGAAACCGCGACCATCTCTGCCGCCATCAGTGTTAACCGCGAGTTCACCGACTGGCGCCGAACCAAACAGGCCGAGGGCTACCCCACCCTCGCCGATGTCCCGGCTGATCAGGTCGAAGGCGTGTCGCACTACATTCACCTGTACCAGCGAGCGATCTACACCGCGACTGGCGCGGAGATCTGCGAGCGCTACCGCTCCTACGACAGCACCAACAGCGGCCACCAGAACGCAGACGACCTCACCCCGAGCATCGACGAACTGCGCCGCGACCAGCGCTGGGCCGTGCGCGACTTCCTCGGCCTCGGTCGCACCACGGTGGAATTGATCTAATGACCGTCACTGTGCGGGCCCAACAAAACGAAACCGTCGATACCCTCTGCTGGCGCCACTACGGCCGGACCGCTGGCGTTACCGAGGCGGTACTTGCGGCCAATCCCGGTCTGGCCGACCACGGTCCGACATTGCCCCAAGGCCTGACCGTGTACATGCCCGAAACACAAACTGCCGCCCCTCAGCGGCAGATGGTGAACCTATGGGACTGAATACACGGCAACTAATGACGCCAGCGCAGCGCAAGCTGAGCTTCAATTCGACGCCACTTCGCTCTTTTAACTCTATAAATCAATCTAATTCATCCAGCCCAGACATATACTGCTTTAAAAATAAACTTTTCAAATGATTGTAGCCAATCTGGTTTACTTCATACTGATAAGTTACTGCATTAGGCCCCGCTGTCATCGGATCTATAGCATAGAAAACAACACCATTAGACGGATCACTATAACTTAACACATCCCACTGACCCAAATATTTAACAGCAGTAACCTTTATAGTATTTGTTTGAAAATAGAGAGTCGCATGATCCTTAGTTCTTGCAGGAACGGGATCAAGCACCACCTCATCATAACCATCCTTAACAGTCACAGAAAAAAACATCGACTTCTTCGCCATTACTCACCCCAACAAAATGAAAACCGCCTACTTATCCCACAGTAGCCCAGTAACTTTAGAGAGCAAATCACTCTCCGACTTCGATAATGCTTTTAATATCCAAATAATCAATAAGCAAACGAGGACCATCGTCTACTGCAACTTCACATACTCCATAGTATTCCCAGCCACCTTGCCCAGCGTTGTTACCAACCCGGTGACCACAAATTAAGCCTTCGATTACGTTTTCATTATGCAAAATAATCTGAACAAGGCCAAATATTGGGATATCGCGATTAACCTGAGCAAACTGTTTCCGCTCGTTATAAGATGCGGTCCATCGTGCCATTTTAAACTCCTTTCTAAACCCCGGTTTTAAGTGATCAGAATTACACTTAAAGTTTCTTGATAGAGCAAACCTATGCAACGCTACTATTTTGACATCACGCTGTCTAGCCCCCCACCGTCAAAGAGTAGGAATAATCTCCTCTCCTTCGCGTCTGCCTGCTGAATCAGCGATTGTTTGTCGCCATTCCAGCTACAGATTTACGCAACGGAAAATAGAAGCGCTTAACACCATTATCATCGCCATCAACAATCACCCGCCGACTAGCCTTTTCTGATTGCTGATGGCCCGCAGTCAGCCGTTGTCCATTAATTTCTATACTCAACGAATATTTTCCGGCAGGGATGTTCTCCGCCAAGCGGAGCTGTTTCCATCATTAAGTATAGCTAGCGGACCTACTAGATCCGCTTCATAGCAGTCTGAGCGAAATGATCACTAAAGCCGAACATTCCAGGTTTCCTACATGAATAAACCCGAAAATCTCCGCACGCACCTGCTCGCTACAATCCCCGAACTCAAGCACAACCCTGACCGGTTACTAATTTTCATCGACAACGGCAAAGTGCGTTGCACTGCTGCGGCGAGCCTGTCGTTCGAGTACAGCTTCGATCTGCAAATCATCCTGACCGACTATGCGGGTCATGCCGATAGCGTCATGTTGCCCCTACTAGGGTGGTTGAGCGTGCATCAGTCCGAGTTGCTGGAGAACCTGAACAAAGCCGCTGATGGCATCAAGTTTGAGGCTGACATTCTTGATAACAGCAAAGTTGACATGAGTCTGACCCTCCCCCTGACCGAACGCGTAGTGGTGGGCAAAGACAACCATGGCAACACCACCATTCGCCATCCCGGCGAACCGCAACGAGCTGCCGACTTCCTCGATCCGAACTGGATACCCGGCGCCCCAGGTACCAATAGCGAATGGGTACTGCCGAAATGACTAACCGACTGGATGCGCTGGAGAACTGGGCGGCTGGCTTACTCGACAAACTTGAACCGGTATCGCGGAGTCGGCTCGCCCGCAGCCTCGGCCAGACGTTGCGTCGTAGCCAGCAGAAACGAGTCATTGCCCAACAGGAACCGGACGGCAGCAGTTACACGCCGCGTAAACAGCGCAATCTTCGCGGTAAACAAGGGAAGGTGAAGCGGAAGGTGAAGATGTTCCAGAAGCTTCGTACAGCCAGCTTTCTGAAGCTACAAGGCGACAGGAACGCTATCAGTGTGGGCTTCACCGCGCGGACTGCCAAGATTGCCAGAGTACATCAGTACGGATTAAGGGATAGTGCTGAACGTGGCGCTCCGAACGTCACTTATGAACGCCGCGAACTACTGGGCTTTACCGAATCAGATTTTGATCTGATTCGTGACAAGCTACTTTCTCAATTAAGCTGATCTAACTGCTCCTGAAAATCCCTATTATTTGGATGGTCAGCACTTAGAAGATTGTCGTAGAGAACCGGATGAAAGTAAGTAGTCTTATTAGGTGGAATAATCATGCGATTCACCGTCGGACCAACAACTACTCCAGGTCGCATCATGCCTTCCTGTTGAATAAAGCCTTGTAGAAAGGCCTTCCACTTATGGGCAGATTCATTTTTATAAGGGGAAATAATATAAAACCAAAAGCAGTTTATAGCGACCATCCGAACCATGAAGCGATCTGCTAATACGCCGTCATAAGGAATCTCACCAGATCTCAATATTTCCGGATTCAAGAGTCCTTGAACATTTCCTTCAACGTCAACTTTCCTCGAAGATGTCACGATCTGAAGTCGCAACATAATACTGCCTCTATGAGTACCCTCCAATATATATCGAACAAACTTTTTTAAATGCTTTGATGCTTTTTCATTCCCTACAGATCTTGCTGAATTGTAAGAAATCTTTAGAAGCACTCTAAGTAGCAAGTCGTAATCGTACTCAAGAACCGCAGTTTCACCCGGAGTTAAAAATCGCTGAAATGCTTTATCGAACAACCCACTCAGATAGTTATCAAGCCTTCCTAAAACCACATTATTGCAATTCGCACAAACGTCTTTTACGACCGCCTCCCCTTTATAGAATTTGTGGTTACTTTTATTATATGTAAGAAGGTCATTATACTTTCTGATCAATGAGGCAGCCCAAATATGTTCCTTAGTCATCACCCCAGGCATTCCACAGTATGCACACGACTTCATATATTCCTCTTTTTATTGATAATTTAATTGGCGAGTAAAAATCAGACCGATTTATCGGTCTCCTGTATAGACCAAAACCACAAATCATAAAAGCTGCGATGAGTCGCACACAGCTCCACCATCAGCGCCATGAACGACTCAGCCACCCTCGCCCGCCAAATCGAAAACCTCATCCGCTTCGGCACCATCGCCGACATCCAGATGAAGCCTCCACGCGCACAAGTTAAAACCGGCGCCCTCACAACTGGCTGGCTCCCTTGGATTGCCTCGCGAGCCGGAGCTGACCGCGAGTGGAACCCGCCAACCGTGAACGAACAAGTCATCCTGTTCAGCCCCTCCGGCCAGCTAGGCAACGGCATAGTCCTCACCGGCCTGTTCAGCGACCACATTCCCGCCAACGGCGACCGCGAAGGCCTGCACCGTCGCACCTACCGCGACGGCTCGGTGATTGAGTACGACTGCGTTGCCCACCATCTGAATGCCATCCTCGTCGACGGCGGCACAATCAATCTGACCAGTACAGGCGGCATTCACATCGTCGGCCCAATCACCCATGAGGGCGACTACACCCAAACCGGCAACCAAACCATCACCGGCAAAATCACCGCCTCAGTAGACGTAGTCGCGGCCAACATCAGCCTCGTCAAACACCCCCACAGCGGCGTCATGTCTGGCAGCGGCATAACAGGCCTGCCGCAATGAACCGACAAACCGGCGCCGCCATTAATCTGCCCGATCACATCACACAGTCCATCACCGACATCCTGACCACCCGTCTCGGCACCCGCATCATGCGCCGCGAGTACGGCAGTTTGTTGCCCGAGCTGGTGGACCAGCCATTCAACGACTTCACCCGGTTGCAGGTCTACGCGGCCACCGTCATGGCCATGATGCGCTGGGAACCGCGCATCAGCCTCAGCCGCGTGCAATTTCACGGCGCCACGTTCGCAGGCCAATCAACCCTGGAACTTGAGGGCAGCATCGTCGATACCAACGAGCCGTTGAGCCTAAGCGTTCCTCTGCAGCTGGGGGGCAGCGCATGAATACCTTCGTCGCCATCGACCTAAGCCAGCTCCCGGCACCGCAAGTGGTCGAACAAATCGATTACGAACAGATCCTCACCGAGCGCAAAGCCTACGCCATCAGCCTCTGGCCAGCCGAAGAACAGGCGGAAATCGCCTCGCGCCTGAACATGGAATCGGAGCCGCTGACCAAACTGCTCGAGGAGAACGCCTACCGCGAAATGATCTGGCGTCAGCGGGTCAATGAGGCATCAGTGGCCAACATGCTGGCCTTGGCCAAGGGCGCCGATCTGGAGAACCTGGCGGCCAACTACAACGTCAAACGGTTGGTCATTCAGGTCGCCAATCTCTCAGCCTTACCGCCGCTGCCAAAGTTGATGGAAAGCGACGACAGCCTGCGCGAACGCGCCCAAATGGCCTGGGAAGGTCTCAGCACAGCAGGCCCGCGCAACAGCTACATCTTCCACGCACGTTCCGCCGACGGTCGCGTTGCCGACGCCACCGCAGAAAGCCCAAAACCCGCGGAAGCGGTCATCACCGTGCAATCGGCATTGGGCAATGGCCACGCTTCAGCGGATCTGCTGGCCATCGTTAAAGCCTACCTCAGCGACGATGACCGCCGCCCTTTAGGCGATCGCCTGACAGTCCAGAGCGCACAGATCATCAACTATCAGATCAGCGCAGAGCTTTATCTTCTGACATCAGGCCCTGAATCAGAGCTGATCCTGAAAGCGGCCAAAGAACGGCTATTGAAGTTTGTGCGCCAACGCCGTCGATTGGGCCTGGAGATTTCCGAATCCATCCTCCACGCCTCGCTGCACGTCGAGGGCGTGCGCAAGGTAGTGCTGGAAGACTGGGACGACATTGTCGCCACTCCTTACCAGGCGCCCTACTGCACAAACATTGACCTGTCATTGGGGCTTGATGATGACTGACCTGTCACTGCTCCCGCGCAACGCCACACCCCTGGAGCACCAAGCCGCTCAAGCCTTGGCCCAGATCCAGCGCGTCCCCATCCCACTACGCCAACTCTACAACCCGGACCGCTGCCCCCTGCCCTTGCTGCCCTACTTGGCCTGGGCCTTCTCGGTAGACCGCTGGGACAGCCAATGGCCCGAGTCAGCCAAGCGCTCGGCCATCCGCTCCGCTTACTACATCCACTCCCGCAAAGGCACCCTCGGCTCATTGCGCCGCGTCGTCGAACCACTGGGCTTTGTGATCGAAGTCGTGGAGTGGTGGCAGACCGTCCCCTTCGGCCCTCGCGCGACTTTTGCCATGAACATCAGCGTGTCCGAAATCGGCATCACCGAACAGATGTACCAGGAGCTGACCTGGCTCATCGACGACGCCAAGCCGCTCACCCGCCACTTGGTCAGCCTCGACATCATTCTGGAAACTCGCGTCGACTCCCATGCGGCAATTGCCATCGATGACGGCGACGAAATCGAAGTCTATCCGTGGGTCAACCCGGACATCGACGTGTTCATTCACGGCTACGGCGGCACCCGCATTTACACCCTCGACGAACTGGACGTGTACCTTCATGGTTGATAAGAACACCCTATTCGGCGGCATGCTCACTCATCTCGGAGCCGCCAAAAAAACCAACTGCGACGCACTCGGCACTGCCTGGGAGCCGAGCCATATGCTGATCGGTGACGCCAACGGCAGCGACCCTGTGCCGGATCCGTCACAGACTCGGTTGCTCAATCAGGTGTACCGCGCGCCGCTGAATCAACTACGCGTCTCCCCCACTGACCCGAACGTGTTGATTGCCGAAGTGGTGTTGCCCCCCGAAGTCGGCGGCTGGTGGATGCGGGAGTTGGCTCTTGAAGATAAGGACGGTGTGTTTTCCGCGGTGGCGAATCTGGCACCCAGCTACAAACCGCTTCTGGCTCAGGGCACGGGGCGAAACCAGGTGGTGCGGATGCACATCATCACCAACGGCACCGCCAACATTCAGCTCAAAATCGATCCGTCCGTGGTCCTGGCCACCCGCGAATACGTGGATCGGTCGGTCAATGCGGGCGCAGCCTTCACCATGGTGTCGTCATCCAGAGCGTTAAAGCCCACAGAAATGGGCTTCGTCTTGATCGACGCTAGCGCCGTGGCTTTGAACATCCAGCTGCCGCCGGCCGATGCCACCGTGGGCACGCGCGATCTGCTTGTTCACCGCAAAGACAACAGCATCAATCGTCTGGTCATCAAGACGAAAGGCAAAGACACACTGAGATTTCATACTCACTTGAACCCGGCGGGCTATCCCTTCCTGGTGCTGATGGGCGCGGGTGATTGGTGGCATTTGCGCAGCGACGGGGCTGGGAGTTGGTGGCCGGTTGGGCGCTTCGATAACACGCCGCTGGGTCGCCCGGTCTTCGAAACCACTACCGTATTCAGTCCCGGCGGGTACGGTGCCTTGAATGGGCAACTGCTCAAACGAACTGAATGGCCATGGCTATGGGATCACGCTCAACAATCGGGAATGCTCAACGCGGAAAGACAGCGGCACATGGAGGGCGGATGGACCAGCGGCGATGACAAATCGACGTTTCGCGCACCTGAAGCCCGAGGCGAATTTTTCCGGGTATTGGACGAAGGCCGACAAGTCGATAAATCGACGATTTCGGGCGCTGCCAAATCCGGTAGCGCCGTTATTACCGACGTCAGAGGAAGGTCGCTCATAGCCATTGGCATGACGCTGGAGGGCAGCGATGTTCCGAGGGGCACCACCATCGTATCCATCAATGCCAATGAGATCGTCGTTTCGAATGCATTACAACAAGATGGCGATGGAGAGTGGAACGTTATCGGGCGAGTAGCGGGCTCATGGTCCCCCGACACTTTCGAACGTCACACTCACGGCATCTCGTATGGGGCTGGTACGGGTAGCCACGACACGCTCACGCCTGAAAATCTCCCCCGAACCGGACAGCATTCCTATGTGGTGGGAAGAAACACGTCACCTCCCTACATCGCTCGGGCCGGCAACGCAGAAACCCGCCCCCGCAACATCGCCTACCCCGGCCGTATCAAAATGATTTGAGGTCTTGATGATTACCTACCTGATTGACGATGCGGGCGCCCTTTCTGGCCCGGTCACCTTCCCGGCCATTCCGGGTTTCGGTCCACAACTGCCCGGCAACGCGGTGCAAGTCCCGAAGGTACTTGCACCGCCCGATTCAGGCAAAACCTGGGCTCTGATTGATGGAGCAGCTCAACAAATGGTCGACCTGCGAGGCACCGCTTTTCGTACAGCAGACGGCACGCAACAGACATGGCAACAGTTGGGAGAACTGCCCGAGGAACTGACCACTCAGCCGTGGCCGGGCGAACATTTCAAATGGTTGGATGGGCAATGGACACTCGACCAATCTGCTCAACGCGCGGCGCAAAGTGCTCAAGTCCTGGAGCATCGAGATCACTTGCTGCGTGACGCCCAACTGCGCATCGCACCCCTTCAATACGCAGAGAAACTGGGCACCGCCACGCCTGAGGAACAGGCATCCCTACTGAGCTGGATGGGCTACAGCGTCGAGCTCAACCGCATCGAGCAACAAGACCATTTCCCCAGCACAATTGCATGGCCGACACAGCCACAACAGCAGCGCCGGTAAACACATGCGTTGTACTCAAACCACCTACAACCCTCACCACGCGACGAATTGACCTGCGCGCGGCAGCCTGTGCACTGACTTAACCTTCACCGCACAGGCCGCACCATGTCCGACTACCTTCACGGCGTGCGAGTCATCGAACTCAACGATGGCTCACGCCCGATCCGCACCATCCCCACCGCCGTGATCGGCATGGTGTGCACCGCCGACGATGCCGACGCGACGGTCTTCCCGTTTGACACCCCCGTCCTGATCACCAGCATCCAGACCGCCATCGGCAATGCCGGTGTTAAAGGCACCCTTGCCGCCAGCCTGCAAGCCATTGCCGACCAGACCAAACCCTACGTCATCGTCGTGCGCGTGAAGGAAGGCCAGGACGAAGCCGAGACCACCAGCGCCCTGATCGGCACTACCACCGAGCTGGGCAAATACACCGGCATGAAAGCCCTGCTCGCTGCCAAATCACGGCTCGGCCTGGTGCCGCGTATTCTCGGTGTCCCAGGCTTGGACACCCTGCCCGTCGCCACCGCACTCGCGACCATCGCCCAGCAGCTACGGGCCTTCAGCTACGTCAGCGCCTGGGGCTGCAACACCAAGGAAGAAGCGGTCGCTTATCGCAAGAATTTCGGCGCCCGGGAAGTCATGGTCATCTGGCCCGACTTCCTCAGCTGGGAAACCGTCACCAACAAAACCGTCAACGCCACCGCCACCGCTCGCGCCCTCGGTCTACGTGCCAAGATCGATCAGCAAACCGGCTGGCACAAAACCCTCTCCAACATCGCCGTCAACGGCGTCACCGGTATCAACGCCGATGTGTTCTGGGACCTGCAAAACCCCGCCACCGACGCCAACTACCTCAACGGCCACGAGGTCACCACGCTGATCAACGAGGGCGGCTTGCGCTTCTGGGGCAGCCGCACCTGCAGCGACGATCCGCTGTTCGCTTTCGAGAGCTACACCCGCACCGCCCAAGTGCTGGCCGACACCATGGCCGGCACGCAGATGTGGGCCATGGACAAGCCGCTGCACGCCTCGTTGGTGCGCGACATGATCGAAGGCGTCAACGCCGAATTCCGCAGCAAGGTTTCCGCTGGTTATTTGATGGGTGGGAGCTGCTGGTACCCCGAAGACATCAACACCAAGGACACGCTCAAAGCCGGCAAGCTCTGGCTCGATTACGACTACACCCCGGTTCCGCCGCTGGAAGACCTCACCCTGCGCCAGCGCATCACCGATCGCTACCTCATCAACTTCGCCAGCCAGATCAATCGCTAACCGGAGAGCTGCGCCATGGCCATGCCGCGCAAACTGAAAAACCTC